AACTAGAGCGACAGGTTTTGCAGACAAGGCCTTCGCAAAAGGAAAAGCACAAGTACAAAAAGCTCTAGAGATAGAGGTTGCAAGAATACTAAACAAAACAATTTTACAACTAGCGAACAGCTAATGCAGGCAGGAAAGGCGATATACAACATTTTAGCAGCAAGCGCAGTGAACTCTAGCGTGGGAGGTAGAATTTACCCCCAACTAGGGCCACAGAATGCCGTCGCTCCTTTTATCGTTTACGTCTTAGACAATACTGACCCTTCGGATACGAAGAGCGGAGTGAGTACACTAGACACCGCATCCTATGAGGTGATCGTGGTCTCTGCGAGTTACGCTGAGATGGCTACAATATCCGACCAGGTGAGAGCCGCATTAGACAGATATACGGGCACCGTGAGCGGTGTAGAAGTTCAGAGTATTCAGTTCAACAATGTAGACACCGACTACGATCAGGAGAGCGCTAGATATATGGCGGGTCTGGATTTTAGCATTAGGATAAAACTATGAGAATAACATTAACCAAAAAGCTTAAGACAGAGAGCGGCAAAGTATTGCCTTCAGGAATGGTCTTAGGAGTAACTAGAGAATACGGCTTGCAGCTTATTGAAGCAGGTAAGGCCGTTAATAACGAGGTTGGATCCTCACACGAAATAATAAAAAAAACTTAACAAAGAATAATTATGGCAACAGCAGGCGTAATGAACGGCACCTTGATGGGGGTCTACATTGGATCGACATTGATCGCACACAGCACAGAAGGAAGTATATCCCTCTCAATGGATACGAGAGATATTTCCTCGAAAGATTCGGCAGGAGCTAGAGCTCTTCTCGAAGGAATGAAAAGCGGAAGCATCTCAGTGAGTGCTCTATATAGTGAAGACGGAGCCCTAGGATCCGATACATTATATACGGCTATGGCGGCAAGAACGCCACTCGCAGTGAAATTCAGCACCGAAGTATCGGGTGATCATTTTTGGTCAGCTTCTTCGTATTTAACGAGCCTAGAGGTATCAGCATCTACGGAGGATAACGTGACTTTTTCGGCCACATTTGAACTCACTGGTGCTATTACTTACGCAGCCGTTTCCTAATAATTAAATAACTCACACAAAATACCTATTTATGACTAAGCAAGTAACAATTAACGGAGCGGACTACCCTGTAAAATTTGGCTTTTCAGCATTGATAAGCTTTACAGATGCGGCAGGATTAGCCCTGGAAGATCTAGAAAATTTGGGGGACGGAATGACCCTAGGCACTGCACTTACCTTGGTATGGGCAGGACTGAAAGACGGCGCAAGAAAAGAGAAGCAACCCTTCGACTTAACTGTTGAGGATGTCGCTGACCTTATTGACGACGATCAGGAAGCCATCAACAATGTTCTAGAGTTATTCGCGAAATCATTCACAGGAACGCAGGGAAAGTAGAAGAAGGCGGCACTGCCAGCAGCGGTGCCTCCTTCACTATTGACTACTGCGAAAAGTTAGCCCTAGGGTACTTGGGTTATAATTATGAGGAGTTTTTAGATCTAACCGCTCGAAGCTTAAGCAACGGGATGGATGGATACAATGAAAAACAAGAAGCGCAGCAGCGCGATTCTTGGGAAGTAATGAGAACGCAAACCACTACCCTGGTCAACTTACAAGTAGATAAGGGGAAAAGGCTGAAACCAAAGGATCTATTTCAGTTCCCTTGGGACCATAAAGAACAAGTACACAAACTCAACAAAGAAGAAGCTAAAGCAATCCTCAACAAATGGCAAGAACATTAGGGAGTACTAACTTAAAAGTAGGCGCGAATATCGGGCCCTTAAAGGCTGCTCTAAAAACTGCAAGCGCAAAGCTTCGGCGTTTTGGTAGTACGGCTAAGAAAGTTGGTGGCACCCTATCTCGGGGCCTCTCTGCTCCTATTGCTATTATTGGCGCGACGAGTGTAAAAGTGTTCGCGGATTTTGAATCTGAGATGAGCAAGGTAAAAGCTGTATCCGGTGCGACCGCCGACCAGTTAAAAATGCTCACAGAGAATGCTAAGAACTTAGGATCTACGACGGTCTTTACCGCTCGAGATGTTGCCTCTTTACAGGTCGAATTTGCAAAGCTTGGATTTACCGCCTCAGAGATTGATAAGGTCACAGAGAGCACTCTGTTTTTAGCCCAGGCGAGTGGATCAGATCTCGCTAGAGCTGCCGAGGTTGCCGGTGCTACGTTGAGAGGTTTCGGTTTAGAAGCCGAAGAGACGGGCCGCGTCACTGATGTGATGGCTTTAAGTTTTGCGTCTTCTGCTTTAGATATGGAGGCCTTCGCTGAATCTATGAAGTTTGTAGCTCCTATTGCTAATGCTGCCGGTATTGGAATAGAAGAGACCACAGCGATGCTTGAGCTACTAGCTAACGCAGGGATCAAAGGCAGTATGGCGGGGACTGCAATGAAGAAGATCATTGGCGAGCTTGGATCTACTAGCGACGGCGTGGCGGGAGCTATTAAGAAACTAGCGAGGGAAGGTATACAGCTCGCTGATGCCAAGGACGAAGTAGGCGAACGTGCTCAAGCTGCTCTTTTAGTTTTAGCCAATGGGATAGATACCGTCGACGGTCTTACTGATGCTCTAGTAAATAGTCAAGGCGCAGCGAAGGCGATGGGCGAGGAAATGACCAACAACACTGCCGGAGCATTTAAGATTTTAAAGAGTGCACTAGAAGGCGCACAGATTGAGCTTGGCGAAAATATCGCTAATAATGAAATATTCAAAGGAATCCTAGAGAGCCTTACCAAAACTGTAGGAAAAATCACCAAACATATTGAAGGGATGACCGATGCGGAGCAGTTTAATGCTGTCGCATTGGCTGGCATTGTAGCTGTTGTACCGCTACTGATTTCAGCTATCGGTTCCCTGGCTATAGCCTTCGGATCACTTACCGCAGCAATGGGTCCGGTGGCTATTGCAATCGCTGCCGTTGCTGGCGCTTATGCTCTTATAAGAAAGAGCGTGAACGAAACAGATAAAGCCATCAAAGAGGCGCTACTAAACGAAAGCACTAAAGAGAGCACTAAGCTCCTAGAGGACCAACTCGCTGTAGTACGGAAAAGCCTAGCCACTAGCGAGAAATGGGCAAAAAGACAGCCTAGAAATATCCAGTATCAAAAACAGGTAAACCAGCTCACTAAGGAAGAGAATGATTTACAAGAGGCTTTAATAACTATTGGAGATCAGTTATCTGCAAAAAAGAAGGGCTGGGCGGATGATGAAGCAGAACACGCTAGAGAACGAAAAGAAAATATAAACAAAATAAACGAAGCGCATTCTGCGACCGTTATTCGACTCGGTGAAGTCAATAAGGCTTATCAAAATGTAAGCCTTCAGGCCGCAGATGCTTTGCATCGTTTAGGGCAAAAATTTATTGAAATTGAAGCCAATGCTTTGAGTTTTCATTCTACTGCTAATGAAGGGATGAAACAAGCAATAGACCTCACAAATGGTCTAGCCTTGGAATTTAGTACCAATCTAGGGAACGCAATAGCTGGAGCTATTATTCACGGCGAAAGTTTTAGCTCGAGCTTTATAACATCATTGAAGGCAATGGCGGCGCAATTGATTGCTACTATTGCGCTGGTGGCTATTCTAGCTACTCTTCTAGTAATAGCTACCGGAGGCCTAGGTGGTTTAAGCTTTCAGAGTGTTTTGACTGGGATGAAAGCAGTAAGCAAAAGCGCAGGAATAGCAGTGCCTTTTCTCGCTGAGGGTGGGATCGTGACAGGCCCCACTTTGGCAATGATCGGCGAGGGCCGAGAATCTGAGGCAGTAATTCCATTGAGTAAGCTAGACAATATGATGGGATCCAATAGCGGAGCCGTAACGGTTTTCGGTAAGATATCGGGCCAGGATATACTCCTGAGCTCAGAGAGAGCAAGTCGAACGCGCACTAGACAAAGAGGTTTCTAAGATATGGCTAACCCTAAATTATTTTCTGAGTTTCGTAGTTCCTATGGACATTTCTATTTAATAGAAATTTGGGACGAAGACTATACGGGCAACAATCCGGAAGAATTTAATATTACTTCGCAAGGGTTTCAGTTAAACTATTCGGGACAAACGGACAACATATACAGCCCTGTCATTGGTTCAAGTGTTTCTATAGGTATGTATATAAGAAACGCAGCAACCACTGCATTCTTAGAAAGCTTAAAAAACTATCAGGAAAATAGGTATTTCATAAAGATTTGGAAAGGCGAGTTTAACGGTCAAAATGCAAGCGGCTGGTACAACACAACCAAGGTATCGGATGACGGGCTTGTTATGAATTTTTCTACTGCTGAGGAAAATGTTGTTTATTTAGATTTTTTTTGGGGTGGGTATATTGTTCAGGACATTGTCAGTATAGAGGACGTTTCGGAACCGTATATTTTACAATTACAAGCTACCGACGGCATTTCCAAACTACAAAACATTGACGGCCCCGATGGTATTACACCAATTCAAAACGTGTTTAGCAATGCGATTTTTCTTTCTTACAGCTATAACATTTATCCAACTGAATGGCCCGCGTTAAAAATGATAAGCAACTGGTGGAGCCAGCAACACACCTACAACGCAAATGAAAATGTATTGGAAACTTCCGTTGTTGATTTAAGTGTTTTTCATTCTTATGACGCAGACGGTACTGTTAACAAAGTTTCATTTTATGAAGTACTCACTGGTATTTGTAGGATTTTTGGATTGCGTTTTTATTATTCTAATGGTAGTTATCGAGCGGAACAAATATTTCAACGCGACAACGATACTATAAAAGAATTTAGCTACAAGCCGAATGGCAGCCTCATTGGTTACGAAAGCGTAACGCGTGACAAAACAATTAACCAAACAAGTAATAGAGCGCGTTTAGCTGGAAATATCTTTAATTTTTTACCAGCCGTAAACGAAACACGAATACAAACATCTGAGGATGGCATTGACTATAATGGCGTTATTTCCACAAACGTAGCAACGCCACTCATTGATTTGGGATTCACCCCATCAATTGGGGGAAGTAACTTTTTGGAAATCACATTTAATTATGAAATCACGCTCACTGCAAACGTAACAGACAACGCACAATTTTTGTGGTATATGTTTGACGTTGATGTCATACAAGATAACGGAACAACAGTTTATTATTTAGAGCGTGACCATACCAAACTCCAACCGCTTGGACAAACTTGGACAACTACGCAAGCTGATGGCGGTTATCAGGTTTTAGCTGGTCGATTGGTCGAAAGGTCAGACTTAGGATTTCAGAACCTAAGAGGTCAACACACTATCGTTACGCCAGTTTTACAAACCGATGGCGATATTACGGTACAATTTAATAGCAACAGATTTATCAACGCTAACGGCACGACAAAAGTGCTGAACTCATCCAACGCATCAACGTGGCGCACTGCAGTCAGATCTATTACCAAATCAATCGGGACAAATGGATATGATATTCGCTCGAAAACAACAAATACCAACAACGGCAGCGGTATCATTTACAATCTTGGCGACACTAAAATATTTGACGGCCCTGGAACCGCTGGAAGTTTATACCAACGCAACCCGAGCACACTTGCTAAGACATTGACAACGGGATGGCGTGAGGGAAACTCAGGAACATATAACACAATTCAGCGACTTGTAGCAAATGAGTTTCTGTCGTTGATGAATAAGCCTGTACAAAAATATCAGGGAAGCTTTATTAGTAGTCATAATTTTATGACGCGTTTGGTTTTTGATTCTAAAAACTGGCTACAACTTGGCGGCACTTTTACAGCCAATTTTGATGAATGGGATGGCGAATGGTTTGCCATTAGTAAAGAAACAATTACAATAAGCAACACCGACACAGGAGTAGCTACTGATCCTGTGTTCAGTATTCCCCTCTCC